TTTACACAGCCACCAAGTACGGTTTTGTCCACCTTCAGAGTACGGCCTTCGGCCATCATATTGTGTAACCAACAAACGGCCATACCTGTTTCCGGTAATATCTGTGAATTTGCCCATAAATCCCTCCTTCTCAAATGTAATATTTTACACTAAGAAAAGGAGGAAGTCAAGTGCTAATTAGACAATAACCTCTTGTAGGACTACGGTGCTCTGAGTAATAGAGGTGTCTGACCCGTCGGGCAACAGGGCAATAAAGCTTACCGATTGCACAAGAGCGCCGGTTTCCTTGTCGTCTGGGGTAGCACTGCCTAGTTTGATCTTCGGCAGAGTGATTGCAAATACTTGGTTACCTTCACCATTGAAACGGAATGTAAGGGAAACAGGAGTTTCGTCGCGGAACTTAGCAAACAAACTGTCGTCCAGAAAAAATGCCGAAAATTCCCCGGAGGCAGTAATACGGCCAAGGGAGATTCCCGCAGCAGGCCTAGTCCCATCCGGCATGAGGTTGCCGATTGTCTTCTCCGTTTGTTGATTTCCTGTGATTTCTACCGAGAAGGCAGTAACAACCGCAAGTTGCTGACCACCAGAATATAGGGCACCCGAATTCCCGGTAAGCACGTCTGTCGTGGAAGCTGCCGCAGGAGTGACAAAATAAGGAACTGCTGAACTTAAAATATCCTTTCCGAGCATTCCAAATTCTATAGTTGCAATACTGTCTGGCTCTACACTGATACTAGCAGAGCCAATCTTCACGCCAGTAGCACGGCGGCTAACTCCAATATCAGAGAAGTATTGCTCAACAGTGAAGCTGTCATCAGTACGATTAGCTGGCAGCAAAGGGATGCTAAGCTTATTACCAGAGACAACCAGAGTAACGCTGTCGCCAGAAGCTTTAGAGGTAACAGCTTCACCAACGGTAAGAACAGTGGCAGTCAGAGCAACAACAGTGAAGCTAACGTTATTAGCAGTAGCAGGGGCTGTCCAGCCAGAGAACTTCACAACGTCACCAACACGGAAGCCGTCAGTAATCCAGCTACCAGCAGCACGAGTATAGGTTTTGCCAGCAGATGCAGCAGTTACGTTAGTCAGAGCGCCAGAAGTAGAGCCAGCAACCCAAGGGCCACGAAGCAAACCTGCCCACAAATCCGTGTGGCTGCCGGGAGACAGCTCGTCAGAGAGCGTGCCTTCAACACTGTCGGTACCGCTTCGACTCGACACCGTTTGCGCTGTAGAAACGATTTGAGCAGATTGAAACTGTTCGCGTGTGAGATTCAAGTCACACGTAACGCGACGATAATATTTTCCTGTATTACTTGCCGCAGGAACACCCCACTGACCCGCAATTTCCTTGCCAATAATTAGGAGCTTACCTACTCCAGATGCAATAGCCATTTTAATTCCTTTATTTATATGTGTTGATAATCAATGTACTCATAATCCATGCGCGAGGGAATACCCTGCCCCTAGTTTATTAAGTTGCTCCAGCATTGCTTTCCTGCATTCGCAGGCCAGTTCGAATGCAACGTCGTTCCCGTATTTGATAATGGGGAATCCTTTCGTAATCTTCTTACCGTCTATGCCTACGCAGAACGCCACCCATCTGTAGGGCTTTCCGTCACGCCCAAGGGATAGACTGACTCCCGTAACGCCGGATGTGTTGTTGGCGAATTTGCCCCTGTTCCGAGCCTGTGTGAAGTATGTTGCCCATATACAATTCTCAGGTGAATACCCTATATTCCTGTCTACTCTCTCAAGTGTTAGCCCACTCTCGTACCCTTCGGCCATATCGCCCCAGAAGCTGGCAAAAGACTCTTTCCACCTATCGCAGACTGTTACCCCCACTGCCCCGTACCGGGCGTATGTTGGATTTGATTTATCATAACACCTGCTCATCATTGCCATGTAAGTGTTATAAGCAGGCTTTCTCGACATTCCGTGAACTTGCTTGCCCTCGGAGACATACTGCGCGTGCCTGCACCCACAAGACCTGATATATCCCATTTTAACAGGGTACGCTTCCTTCACACACTCGTTCCCGCAATCGCAAAGAAACTTCCAGAAAGTTCTTTTGTTCCCTTCTACCTTGACTCTACAAATAGCGGTTAAAGAGAAAAACTTACTTCCCGTGTAATCAATTTTTGCTGGCAATGTGCTCTCCTTTAAATAAGCCATTTTACCACAACAACAACTCATTGTAAAGGGTTAAACAGAGAAAGTGTCCGTCCTGTAGGTCATTTCTACAGACACACACACCCAACTAGTTTCTATCGAAATAGAGCCTTGAGATGGAGTATTTTCAATATGGACAACAATACTGTCCTTCGTGATTTGTAATGCTCTTGGGAAATATGCTACAAGTTCTTCTGCAAGAGTTTCTGCAAGCAGTGGGCCTTGTGTGAGCGTGTCACTCCATACTTGCACCCTGAACAGTCCTTTATATCTCTTATGATTAGCACCTATAGAAGGGTCTGCTGTGGGGGATCTGAAGATGAAAGCTCGTAGGTGAGTACCTGTTGGAACAGCTCCGACGTTCTCCCAGAGCACTTTCAGGGACTTACTGTCGGCGAATGCTTTAAGGCGAGATTCCAATGCCTGTCTAATTTTAACTTGGGACATCGTTTCTCCTTATTCCATTGAGGCTGCTACGGCGTTTGCTACAGGAGCGGAAGCTGCTACGCCTTTTTCCATTGGGGCGTATGCAGGAGTGGCAGGCCAGCCTAGATATTCTACTTTGTCGGCGTAGTGGGTATTGTTAGTGAAATACGCAGCCTCGTTCGCAAGGAAGAAGTCCTCAGTGATTACAGCGTTTATCTCAGTGACCTTCTGGGACAGGGTTGCTTCTCCAGCAAGCTCCCCTGATACGGGGACTCCTGTGGGACGCCAATTCTTCATGAAATGTCCGGTCGAAAATCTGGAGTAGCCTTGCCTTGGCGAGAACTCACAGACGCGTATGAATATCTGCCGAGTTTTCGCTGCAGCCTGTTCAGCAGCCCATATAGGCGCTTGCTGCGCCCATGCTGCTATGTCAGCTCCGAAGTCTTCTGGCATGTTAGCGCCTCAGTTGACAGTTGTACACAATATCGGTAACACCAGACGGCGCATTTCTCTTTACAGTGATAATCCGCCATTTAGTCCCGTCCATGTCGATTACATAGTCCCCGGTCGATGATGGGTGTCTTGGGAAGGAAGCAGACGGGAGGATATATCCCTCCTTGTCATCGCGCTCAATAAGTGTGTCTCGATAAACTGAGCGGCCCAAATTCTCAAGGGCATAGTCTAGAAGAGATGCTTTAGTAGTAACCACAATAGGAGCACTACTAGGATTTGTGCTAGAATCTGGATCGTAAGCATCTACCCCTTGTTGGACAAAAAATATTTGTACGGTTTGTCCCTCAGAAATCAACATGTTTTTTGCCATATTGGCAAGCTGATCAAGGATTGCCATATTGTTCTCCTGCCAGTTTTAATATCTCGTCTTCTATAAATGCGACCACAGAGGTAAAGCGAGAAGTGGTATGCTCTTTAAAGAAGCCCTCAACAGGAAAGCCATTGTGGTGCCTACAAAACTCTCTGATTAGTTTTTGCTCTATATTTGCAGCATCAGTGCCCATTATCACTGGGCTGATGTATCTTTCCACAATTTCCATGTCATTCTTTGAGAGTGCCTTTCTGTGCCTTCGCTCTCGGTTTGAGAGCATACCTGTTATGCCGTACCCAGTGATAGGCACTTCATGTCCTAGGATAGAATAAACATATATAACAGCAGATTTTGTAGGAGTAAATCCTCCAGTGGAACAGCAAGGACACCCCTGCCCGTTAAGGTGTGCGTTAGGCGTTTGTGAAAACACTCCGTGAGTAGTACAAAGTATCTTAACCTTCTCGATTGCTGTTTTATACAGAACCAAAGAATAGTCATATCTACTACCCTGTACGTTTATGGCCTTGGCTATAAAGTCTTCTGTGTCAGATCGCATCCTCAGGGCAGAGGCAGCAAGAGCACAATCAGGGCAGCCTTGCCCTGCTAAATGCTTTACCGGGGACTGCTGGAAGTGTCGTTGGTGCGCTTTACAGAAAATACTGACCTTGTGCCTGCAGCCTAGATACTCTGTGTCTGTGTAGTCGTACTTATCGGCGTGCACAGCAATTGCTTTTGAAACAAACACCTCTTGTGGGTACTTTCTGAGGAGCGCTGCCTTACTAGCAGAACATTTTTTACAGGCTATCCCGTAATGCAGGGAGTCTGGGGTAGTCCAAAACACGCCGTGTTCTGGGCACACAACTTCGACTTTAACTTTCGCACTTACATACTTTGCTTTTGTAAAGTCATACCTGTTTCCAAATATATCTTCCATTTCCTTTAGAAATAACTCTTGTGTTTTTCTTTTAGTCATATAAGAGTATACTAAAATGTGTGGGAAGGTTGAATTACAGCGTACTCCCCGTTTACAGGATCTTCCCCTATAGGTAGCCTACGTTGGACAATTGAGGAATCTGCCTGATTCGCCAAAATATCAACTTTCGATACCCCGGCACAATAGATACCCGCAAGAGTAGTCCCATAAGCAGGATTTCTAATCGTCTCTTTAAGCGCCTTGAGGTAATTTTCAAACGCTTGGTTGCCGTAAGTTTCCAATCTGTCAAGACGTGCTCTAGTGTTATGAGCCATCATCATCAGGATATAACTAGCAGCAATCTGGATTACAGCATTCTCATTCTGTGCATTGGCGTCAAGCAAGTCCTGATACTGCTGATCTGCCATAATAGGGATATCAAGGGAGTCACCTACAGACATTCGGATGCGGCCAATAGCCGAGGTCAGATCAATAATAGCCATTCTCGCTCCTTAGTGTTTTGTTATGTTTCTTGTTATATAAACCCTCGCAAGAAGATTCATATAACAAGAGGGGCTTGCGCCCCTCTCATATTTACAACTTACGATGCAGCAGACTTAGCCTGAACGATCAGGGCGGGCTTCGAGACTGCATTGAGGAAGTTTGATTCCGTCTCAATTTCAATCTTGTCGCCACGTTGGCCCGGATACTCAAACGCGTACATACGCTCACCCATCGTGCCCAACAGGTCAAACTTATTGGCAGCGCCAAAGTAAGTCGTGAAGATGTCAGTGCCCGTAGGAATGAAGTACGCCTCATCAGCCGGGATCAGACGGCTGCCCGTGCCAGCACCAATCGTGCCGCCGAGTGAGTCACGCAGTTCAATATAACGAACGTTGCCATGCACAAACTCGCGGTGCATTGCAGTAGCGCCGCCAGCACGATTGCGCAGCGGCTCTTGCGAAGACGTGTAATACTGATAAGCAGCCTTGATAGAAGCGTGGGAGATCAGCTTACCAAAGAACTCTGGCGAACACAGAGCGATAATACCAGTAACCATACTGCCGTTGGCGTTATCTAGAATGTGAGCAACAGCCTCTTCGCTCTTGCCGAGTACATCAGTAGTCCCAGTGCCCAGATCAAAGAAAACGGTCTTCTTTGTGATACCGAATTCTGTATAATAATTCATGGCAACAGTGCCATTCGGAGCATACACGTCGCCAGTGGTGATAACCTTAGAACGGGCATACTCCAGCGTCCAAGCGTGGTTCTGAGCAATACGCTCCAGCTTGCGCGAACGGACGGCGGCAAGAGTTTCTTCTTGGCTCAGGTCAGCATATGCGCTCTTACCTTTGACGTCATTCGGACTAATGTAGTCGTCATAGGGGAAGTGGGGAATGGCCCAGCTACGCAGCTTACGGCCATAGTCCTTGCCAACACTGGCGCGCTCACCGCGCACCTTGTCAACAATCAGGGCACCGTCCTTGGTGATTTCTTGGAATTGAACCACGTTGGCTTCAACACCTTCTTCAGCGAACAGGCCCAACTGACCGATAGTGCCCCACTGATTGGGAACCACCAGCAGTTCTGGTGTCCAGTCGGCTACAGCAAACGAGTCTTGAAAATTACGGATGATAGGCATTTACTTTTCCTTTATTATTAGATGGCGGTATCAGCAACGATGCCGAGCAGAGCGAGAGCGTTATAGACAGCCAGCTTCTCAGCAGCAGTGTCAGTACCAGCACCCATAACCAACAGTTCCTTGGCAACGCGCATAGGGCCGCGAGCGAACATCAGAACTTTCTTATCCGTGGTGGTAGCGAACGTAGCGCCAAGGGTGTTCTCGTCAGTGCCAATCAGGATGCCAGCAGCTTCCAGACCAGCACCAGAGGCCAAGGAGGCGTCTTGAACCAAATACTTGCCAGTAGCAGTAACTTTAGCAAGCACAGTACCGAAAGCGAGCGTAGCGCCTGCAGCCAGATTCACAGTAACAACTTCGCGGCAATAGCCTGTCGAAGGCTCAAATTCATTCTTAACAAGGGCACCGAAGCGCACGCTGTCTGAGGCAATAATAGCCATTATATTTCCTTTATTTAAATGTAGCCAACCACAGAGGGTCAGACGAAGGGTTCCACCCAGAACGGATGTTTCTTAAGATAACTTGAAACTTGGAGTAATCGATGCCAAACAACCTGCCCAGAGTACGAATACCGTACGCAGGATTCTCTAGCACTGTGCCATAAACCAGATCTGCGATCTTCCACACCTCGACACTTGCATTTGGTTTCTGCCAAGGGTGGAGCGAAGCATTTTTGATTCGGGCTGCTTCAATTGCAACGGTAGGAATCCCTCTAGCGATTGCCAGCAATGAGAGAAGCTCTTTTGTCTCCTCTTTGTGCTTTCTTCCACTGGAACTTTTCGACATCTTCTTTAGAGTTTCGTCAGATGCTTTTCTTCCAGTGCCCGCCAAAGATATTTTCCTCTTAGTTTCTTCAGAGTGCTCTCTTCCCTGCATTGGAGGCTTATCTCCACCAACTGCTAGATTCCAACCAGTATTTGGAGAGACCCTTAAAGCATTCTCTACAAATAGGCAGTAATCGAGCGAAGCCACTAGGACACAAGAATATAGCAACGATTCTCCGTGCTTTCTTATTGCATTTCCAATGGGTCGATTACTGCCTGAGGCAGCACTTTGTTTGTGCTGCTCCCACCTTCGTTCTAGGCGAGTAGAAGTAATTCCTATGTAGCCTTGGGAAGTCATATCTGTGTGTTCTGGAAGATGTATCCAATACACAAAGCACTTCTTCATTTATTGTATTTCTGTTTCAGAATCGCCATCTCACGGGACTCGCTAGCATCTGTAGATGCTTCTGCTTCACCGGGGACACCAATTTCGGTAAACATTTCAGATTCGGCTTCTTTGGCAAAGGATGCCGCGAACCCAGAAACTACGGTACTAAAGGCACTCATCTCCAAGCCGCTAATAGCAGCAAACGTAGCATCAAGGCCAGCATTGTCAGCCCCAATCACGTCTGCAAGCATCGTGCGCTTGTCAACAAGTTCTTTCGCTTTCGCTTGGGCTACAACCTCTGCGGCCTTAGCTTCTGCTTCTGCGGCATAACTGGACAGTTGTTCCAGCTTGCCATTCATCTCTGCCAGAAGAGCATCCTTCTGAGCAATGACGGAATTCAGTTGTTCCAGTTGGCTCACGGCCTCTTGGAGTTGGACGGACATTTCAGTGGCTGCTGTAAAACCATCTACAGCTTCCAGTGCTTCGTCGGGTTTATCACCCATCAATTTCTTCTTGAGCTGATTAAGCATTCTTTCTCCTATCATGCAAACTTAGTAGAGACGTAGTCTGAAAAGACTTCGTGATCCATTACGGATGTTACAAGGCCAAGTTGAAGACACGTATCAGCATCGAACACTTGCGCATCCATTGCCTTAATCTCTTCGTAGCTTAATCCTGTATACTTATTAACGTGGTTGATAAACTTATCGCCCAGCTTATTAACATCTTGTTGAAGCTTCTCCAAGAAGCTATCCTTGAATGAGCCGTCTTTAGCAAAAGGAACTTTGCCGGGAGTGTTGGTAATATAAATCTCTTTGTAGCCTGCTTCGTCCATCGCCTTGCTATCATCGAATAGCGCAATCATCGCTCCGATAGAGCCTGCTTGAGCCTCTGGATGGATAATGATTTCATCGCACACGCATGCAAGACCGTAGCAGGCACTGGCAGAAAACTCGTCTACGTAGGCCAGCGAATAAACACCGGCTTCGTCCATCATCTTGCGAATAGCATCAGCAGTGCTGAACATGTGGGATGCTTGACCCCCACCAGAAGCACATTCAAAGATGATGGCCTTTACGCCAGCTTCAACCATGTCTTCTACATCATCCATTAGGCCAAGGTAGGAAGTGCCCTCTGGAGCACACATCATCTCAACAGGCTTGTAGGTCAGTGGGCCATTGATCTGGACAACACCAACGCCGTTGAAGATGTCAAGTTCTTCTGCTGGAAGACCAGCTCCGGGAGTACCTTGATAAATCGGATCACCAAGGACTCCAGAGTTTCTGCTCAGAAGATAGTCTGCGATGGGCTTGAAGTGGGATGGAGCAATAAGCTGCGGAGTATTAAAAACTTGCCCAGCAAGTCGTAATAGTTTATGTGGCATGGTTTTCCTTTTCTTTTAGGTAGGCTTCTCGCCACGTCCAGTAGTCTGCATCTGTGTAAGGATTCCAACCGGCCTTAAATGACTTAATCATGTGGAGCATATTGCTTGCAGTTGAACCAAACAAGTTTGCCAGATTACCACAGCCCAAGCCTACAATGGTGTGCACATCGTAAATCTGATGGGCTATCACCCAAGCGTCTTTAACGCACTGAGGGTGGTTATAAAGCCTTTTTGATTTAGAGAGCCTCGCCTTACATTCATCAGTATGTTTGTGGCCGGGAAGTCCTGTTTTTGCCTTGCTTATGTTTCTGCAGGTCTCTTCGGAAACAACTTTACCCTTGGCGGCCTTAGACATATTACTTCTGTGCTCATCAGAGAATTTTCTTCCTGACATGGTTGCAGAGATTTTGCTCTTAGCTTCGGGAGATAGCTTCTTCCCCAAAGTAGGGGCCGAGCCACCCAAGGCTATATTCCACCCTACTTGTGGTAAAGGCCGCAGTTTATGTTCCAGCGCAAGCCCGTATTCTTTATCACAAAGACAAAGTGTATCTACAACGAGATTCTCCGCTCCATATTTGTTTATCGCCCGGTACAGCTTTACACAGGAGGTTGCTCGATAACTCCCCTTTGCACTGGTAACGTGCTCCTTGTATCGCTCTGCCACTCCTCTGCTAGTAAATCCAATATACCCTTCACTAAACATATCCGTGTGTTCAGGAAGGTGAATCCAATAAACTTCCGCCATTCACCCTCCTGTGTTATTCTGCGTTTTCTGTATTTGCAGAGGATTTATCTCCACCGCCCGGCTTCTTCGCCGTGCCCTCACCTGTAACTCCAACCTCCATCCCGTCGCCGGATCTGGAAGAAGACTCGCCAAGCAGTTCCTCATGCACAGGTTCATCCTCTGGATAGCCTTGCAAGCCAAAACCAGCTTCACGAACATAGTTCATAAATGCACGATCTTTTTCGATTGCTGAAACGCTAACAACACGCTGTACCAGCTTACCGATACTGTCTTGAGAAGGCTTACTAATCTTGTCAAACTTCAACTGAACGCATTCTGAGGCGTCCCACTGATTCTGTGCGTAAATCCAAGGGATGATTGTCTTGTTAAATACAGACTCGATTTCTTTCAATCGGTATTGGAGACCAATCTCAACCAGCTCTGTTTTTCCCTCAATCATTGACTGAGAGCCAGTGCCATTGCTTCCGACTTGGAGAATGTCTGCAAACAAGCTCAGAAGAATCCGGCTGTCCCAACGAGAGATAATCTCACTAGTATCAAAAGCCTTTGCGCCACTTGAGCTGAGAAGCTCCGCAGTGAACATGTCTTCTTTGCTTTCAGCATTACGATCAGATGGGATAATTAGTGCAGCTTGTTCTCCAAGAGAGACGTTCCGTGCAACCTTTTTAAAGTCCTCGGCAGCAGCCTTCTTACCTGCGTCTGCATTTGGATCAAGGTAGCCTGCGGGCATCTTCATCAGGAACAAACCTGACAAATCTCGTGCTGCGCCAGTAATCTCTGCATCTTCGATTGAACGCTTATAGCGCCAAGCATTATATGCTCCACGGAGGATGCTCACACCTTCCGGGTTATTGTTGATTGGCATACTCGTGAAGATTGCCAGCTTCTCGACTGGAAGAACAATCTCAGCGCCATTTTTAGCCAGTGAAGAGTAGCGGGAGCCATACTGCATATTAGCGGTAGATTGCTCAACAGCCAACAGCTCGCGGCCATCTTCGCTAAACACCCAACCAGAGATGGTTGATTGTGAGCGTGGCTTCAGTCCTTTAAGACCAATTAAGCCGTCCTTGTGAGCACTCTTCCCCGGAAGCCTGCGCTTGGCTTGCAGCTCAAACACTGAGAAGCCATAACGGAGGTAGGAGAGAATAGCTACAAAGGTGGAAAAGAAACTTTCGTCCATGTCGTTAAACACGGTTTCGATAAACTTCTTTTCTTCTTTTTGTTTCGGAGTGGCTCCAGCAGGCGGGACAATTTTGTAACTCGCTTCTGCCAGATATACCGTGTAGAACTGGAGGGCTGCAGAGACTGTAGCATCCTTAGACATTTCATCCACGGTTTTGATTCTCTGGGGCATGCGCCAAACTTTGTCCGACTCTTCAAGAATCTGTTTAGAGACGTTCTTGAGGCCGGGATAACCCGTTTCAGAAAATGCAGCAATACGGGGAGCACCTGCAACGTCTGGATTTTTCTCCAAGAGGCCAGTGTTCAACTCTTCAGCCAATGTAAGCCTCCTTTAGTGTTATTGTTCATGTGAATTCTTATACCATGTATTATAGCACAGTAATTTTAGCAATGCAAGTGTTTTACTAAATATATTTTAAATATCTAATAGAACACTTGCATATCTAAGGGGAAATGGTTAGATTTGGTTAGGCTAGTGGGGAGGGGCGGGTGTAGGAGTCGTTCCCGAGACTGAAGGTTGGGAGGGTGTGCGCCCTTGCAAGTGCCTTAAATCCACTAGAAATTGAGTCACAAATATCGTCCTTCGTACCGCGTTCGCCGCCACTGAAGACGCTTAATTCCTTAAACATGTCATCATTCCAGTGACCCCTTACATAGAATACTGCCTTGGCTTCGCACATGCTGCAGAAAGGAAGGAACTTGGAAAGTTTCGATGAGTGGCCGGAGACAACCTCTGTCTTCGTAGGAATCCCCCTTTCAGCTAATTCTTTTACCATAAACGCATTAGCAAACTTCCCACCAGCACCCGGATCTCTCGGAATACCGATGGTGCATTCTTCAGTTCCATCAATAAATGCCTGCCTCTCAATTTCATCTAGGATGCCTTGGAGGCTTTTCCTAAACCGAAGCATATCCGCAATGTAATAGTTTCCTGTGCTTTTGCAACGGCCTATTTTTACCCCCACCGACCAGTCTGGATTAGGGAGTGCGGATGTAGGCTCAGAACTGCCGAAGTCATAATATCTAACCCAAGTAATGTCTTGGGGCAAGTCTTGAACATCAATCATCTGCCCTTCTGTAAAACTCTTGTTCCAATAGACGCCACCGTTAGCTACCGCCGTCCAACTTCCCTTTAAAAAACGTAGTTGGTTAATCTTAGACTGCGACAAGAGATTTGCCAAATACTCTGGATTATTCTTCAGTAGGATAGTATTGTCATACACGGACAGTGGAATCATCCTGACACTCTTAGGGATAAAATCCACCCCCAGTGTTTTACCTGTTCCAAATTCTTCATACAAGGCTTCTGGTGACGGGCCAAATCTAACCTTGTCGTCAATAACCACAAACCATCGGATGATATTCTCTGTACCTTCTCGCGGAACACCCGTATCTTCATCTAGTAAAGGGAGCAACCAATCAAACAGATAAGAGGTGTTTGAAGGATTGGTGGACAGAATCATCTGCAACTTACCCTTAAAGTTTGCAGATCGCATACGAGTGAGGAGGAATAGAATTTGTTTCTCAGTCCATTCAGCCGCTTCGTCAACGAGGACATTTGTAAGCTGGCTACCTTGCCATCCCGGCAAGTCCCTGTCATCACCAATTGCAGCAAACTGCAGGGTAGCTCCGCTGGGAAATACCCACTTCTTGGCCTGAGCCTTATAGATGCCCCCGAAATACGGATAAATCTGGTGTGACTCATCAATGATACCACCGGGGGCAGAAAGTTGTGGAAAACTTTGCCTGAATACTACGCCACGGAAGTTTTTATCGGAAAGATATGCCAGATATTTAGTCAAGCACATTCTCGTTTTTCCTCCACCTGCCTAGAGGAATGTTCACAATAATGCGTTAATCTTATTGCCGCAATTAAGCTGCTGCATGTTGCCATGCAGAACAGGTCATGTCTTATGACTTTCGTCATCTCTCTGTTTCGAGCCACTTGGCCCTACGTCTTTCGACTGATCGTTACACACTTTCCACAAATTGCTGTGGAGTTGGCTCGGCATTTTCCCATAAGGACGTTCGCCGAATTAAGAGAGTTTGTTTAAAGTGGAGGCACAGGATTTTCACCACCACCAGTAATAATTACATCCGTAGTTTCATCCATCAACAGAATACGTTGGTTGATGCTACAGGGAGCAAAGAGCATCTGTTCAGCCATTGATTAGTTCCTCTACTTTGTTGAGGACATCCGTCACATTGACGCAAAAAGCCTCTGTACTTCCTTCAAACTTGTAAGTAGGACTTTTAGCAAAACCTCTCAACCACCTCAGAAGGGTGTTTTCAAGATTATTACAGGAAACTCCGTCCATTTCATACGTTTTAATTACGTCAAATTTCTGCATAGCACTCTTACTTACACTTCGTGCTCGTTCTTCTGCGGAGATGTTTGTAATTCCAACTTTTACAAAATCAGGTGATTGCAGAATATATAGTGTTCCGGGGAGGACTTGACTAAATCCACCCTGAGCGCAGGATGGGCATCCCATCCTGCGTGTGTGGTTATCAGGGGTCTGCCAAAAGACTTTCTGGTGTGTGTTACAGAAAAGTTCTACGCGCGTCCTTGCAGTGATATAGACTACCCTTGAATAGTCATACTTATCTCCATGAACTTCTCGTGCGGAGAGAATAAACTTCTCAACTGAGCCTCGTTTCATGTCCCCGTTTGCCTTTGACGCGCAGATTGGACAGCCAACCCCAACTAAATGTTGGTGCGGATACTGGTGGAAAACACCATGTAGCTTACAAGTTATTCCCACCTTTATTCTTGCTGTTTTATAATCAACATTCTCGTAGGAATACTTGCCACCATGAATTACCAAAGACCTCTCTACAAATTCTTCGGTTGAAGATGTCTGTTTTTCTGTGCGAGAGAGGGCCGAGCACTGTGGGCACCCTGAAGGCGACCGAAGATGGTCTTGCGGGGTTTGAGAGAATTGGCCGTGGACGGGGCAAGATATTACGACAGGTATTTTTGCTCCAACATACTGTACAAGAGAGTAATCAAGTCGCTCGCCATGTAAGGTCTTAGCTCGTGCAACAAAATCATCTGTTGATATTCGGCTGACTGCAGGCTTGTGTTTCAGGCAGCCACAAGATTTGGTATTCTTGCTTGATATATTACATCCAGCTAATACTACATTTTCTGTGCCACATTCGCAAGAGCAACGATACCATGCCATCTTTCCATTCATGCCAACAAACTCTACTACGGTTAGAAGTCCATGTTTTTGGCCGACCTTGTTCTTAACCCTGTCTGGCCGCAACGGCTGCGTAAACTCCATCACCCCTCCCATCGCTCACTACGAATCAGCTCACTACGATTCGAGCTGTTAATCACCGTCACAGCCATTTTCCCGGCCTTCCCTGCAGACTCCAAGAAAGCCTTCATCTCTGCTAGGGTCTTGTACTTAGTATCTGGAGAATCCAGAACACTTTCCACGTACCCGTCCGCATCTACGAGGCACTCCCGCAGAGAGAACTTTCCACCGATACTGATAATCCTAATCTCTTTTTCCACAATCTTTCTCCTAAATGTAAAATGTAAAAGCCCACAACTGGGCTGCCTCAAAATGAGACTCCAGAAGTGGGCTGAGTTACACCCTACATTGTGTCCTGTCACGCAGGCTTCTGTTTGTTCTTGCTCTGGAGCATCCTGCGAAGACTGATTTCGCGGTCATCTGCTTGGAAGGCAGATGTTTTACCATTAAACTAAGGATGCAAAAACCGAGGCGGGAAGCTAGAATCGAACTAACACCTCCTGTTGGTACAGGTATTCGCCATGAACTCTTTCCCGCGTAAAACTGGCGAACAGGGTAGGAATCGAACCCACAACCTACGGATTTGGAATCCGTTGCTCTGCCTGATTGAGCTACCTGAACGTTAAACCTTTGCCGTCTGAGAGGCTCGAACTCCCGACCTCGAAATTACAAATTTCGCGCACTACCTACTGTGCTAAGACGGCGATAAATCTTGAAGCAATCCAGCAGGATTCGATACCTGCATCGTTTCCCCTTGGGGTATGCCCTACTTAGACGATGGATTGCTATGCAACCTCAGGAGAAGGCTTTTGCATTTGAAGTGGGCGCTGCCTCATCGCTATCGGGACAAATGGTTCTGACACCATAAAGTCCATCTACCAAGCGATCCCGTGTTCAGATCACTGACAGTCGGGTTATCGGTCTATTTCTAAACGCCCACACGGCTGGAGACTGCCTAGGTGCCTGCCTTTTCTGTTTGCCTCATCAGCATTTCAAGTGCTGTGTCGGTTTCCTTTGGGCTTATGACCAACCTCCATGCGTGTAAGCTGTGAGTAGCAGGAATGATCTGCAAAGCCAAGCTACTGTCATTCCTTCTTGAGCGGATTTTACGCCAAGAAGCAGTTCCTGAGTATTACCCACAAGGAAGAACTCTTTCACCACAACAGCTTTAGTTGTTGGAAGTGTGGGATCAAGCGTAGAGTTCTTCCTTGTGCCTCCTGATCTTCAAGAGGACAAGCCTGCTTACAAACACAGGATGCTTTTTCGTCGCATTGCTTCAATACTCTTCACGCCTTCATTAGCAGGAAGGTTACCGCACTTCATCCCCCGAGGCCGAAAGGAGGGGAAACTTCCTCGGGTGATTCCATAAACGCATTGTAACATGCGAATACTCAGAAGTCAAGTTTTATTTACATCTAGGCACCAACAACCCGTTCCATAGAGAGAATAACCGAGGGTTCGAAGCGAATTATAGGCTTGTCATCTTCCTCTTCAACATCCCTTGGCCCTATCTTCGGGGCTGCTGCCATTACAAGTCTAGCTTGTGCTATGGAACGCCCAAGTTGATCCTTGCTGATGGATTCTGACACAGCGATGCGTGTTGCAAGCAATGTCTTAGCCACATCTACGCGGAGTTTCGGATCAGCCTCTTTATCCTGAAGCACTTCTACAAGTGTTGCAATGCTATCAGGAGTTAGTTTGTCCAGTTGCTTCAGAAGTTTCTGAAGATCATTCCTCCGTTCAAAGCTAATCTGTGTTACAGGTTCCATCTTTTGTTTAGGCTTCTTCACTGAAAGCTGTTCTTCGTTGCTCATTTATTTTCCTTACTAAGTCTTTGGCGTTGCTGCTCAATCTTCAAAGCATACTCATGTGCTACTTCTGCGTAGGCTGCTGCTTCGTCGGCTCTGGCGAGGATTGAAGCCAGCTCTCTGCGAAACTCTTCTGAAAGGTAGCCTTCGGTGGCTGTATCAGCAGAAGAGCCGGAGGCTGCAGGGGAAGCTCCTGTGGTGGCTTCACAGACGACGGGGGAACGCAACCAACGATTAGTACGCAACAGACCAGAAATAGTGGCAGCATCTGCATCGCGCTTGGCTGTGAAATCCAAAGCGAGCTTGTTAAGTTTTCCAGTTGTTTCATCATTCTTCCTCTCAGTCTGTAATACTTTTTCCGTCAGCTTCAGCACTTCTTTGCTTTGGACGGAAACACGTTTAGCCTCAACGGCCTGATAATAATCTGCTGTAAGGCTCCATGCCATCCAAGAGCCGCCGCCAAGTCCTATAACGAAGGCTGCTGCTACAGCTATAGCAATGCTTTGTAGGCTAATCATATCAATCCTTTGTCTTGATACGGACTGTGCATACGTATTTCACACGTCCATGCTGTGGTCCAAACAATGCCCACCCGAAGATACATTGTACGAAATATTTGCCCGCAACAGGGAGCTTTTTATACAGCAACCAATGTCCATCGTAGTAGAGATGATAGCCGTAAGTGTGTTCGTGGCATTCTCTCCACATCGTATTGTTCTCAATACCAATGGTGATGTAATTGAAATAATTGCCCCCATTACGCCAGAGCCACCTTACCCTGTTGAGGGCGCTTAAAGAGTTTTCTCCAATGATGTGCTCTTCCTTCCAACCACTGTCTCCTGAGAGGTCTTGGTCGATTGTTCCCAACCATTGCATTGCTGTAAGTGCCTTCTTATCTTCACTGCTGAAGAACAATACAGCGATAATAGCGAGAGGGTATCGTGCTACCATTAGTACAAAATAGGGAACGAGGAGTAGTGCCCATTTCAATTTCTTATTCATTCGCAATCCTTTTCAAACACTACTCGCTCTTTAGCTCTGCGTGTGATAAGCCCTTTTAGGACTACCCCGCCTCCCGTTGTATATCGCATCACAGGCTTTCCATTCTGCATCCTGATAGTGCCGTCCTTATTCTTCTGAGGAATCTCATTGAACGCCTTAGCAGCTTCTTTGCAAGATCTTGTATTTACCCAAGTAGCCATGTCACCACAGACAGCCCCAGTATTAAAATTGTACGAGACAAGCGCATCATAAGAGTTCTTCCCTAGTGCCACTTTAACACACCGTACAACGTCCTTGGCTGCGATGGCAAGATCTTCCTTTAGCCAAGCCCTACATTGCTCCTTCGTAGCCGTCATGCCTTTGTAAACACCTCTGGTGTGCCCATTACAGATGGTTGGCAATTTCCATCCAGTGTTTGGTGAAGGATCAGGATAGGCTATATAAAGCCCTTGAGCATTCTTAGGTCCGAACCCCTCTTCAGTTTCAACAAAGGAGAGAAGCCCTGCTGAAATACCTAGCGCAGCTAGAACACCCGCTAAGAACTTCTTTACATTATTTGGTTCCATATTCTCTCCTTAATTTACCCCATTATAACATAATAAGTTTAGCAAGTCAATCCTGTAGACAAAATAAAAGGAGGGCCGAAGCCCTCCAGATATTCTAATGATTGTGAAGAGGGGGGTTATATTTACGCTGACAATTTGCAGAGCCGCTGCGCAACTTCCTTGTGCGTACCAACAAACAGCAGGCCCGCGTCACTCCAATATTTAAGCTCATCGAGATACCAGCAGAACATTGCCGGGTTCTGGTCGTGACCTATGTTCTGGATAACCGCACCCTCTTGCACACCTGCACGGACAAACGCGCGAACAGCGGCCTCTGTCGTTAAATCATCTGTGGTTATGTTGGCCTCTGCCATCATCTGATGAGGTGGGATGCGAGCGTCCAGCGTGTATTGTGAGTTGCAATATTCCGCATTCGTAAGCCCGAAAACATCGTTTGAAGTATTACCCCCGAGTGCGGGAACAAACTCGCCGAACGCATCAAATGCAGCGACAAAATACCGATCATGCGCACTTTGATTCAGTGCGTAGTAGCGGTAACCATCACCGAAATTATTGTCAATAAACCACTGCTTACCTTGCTGATAGTCGGAGAGAATGCCTGTGTGGTCTGATGTTGATCCTGCATAGGTGTAATTCAAACTTGCTGCTGTTGCGCCAGTGAAGTCAATAGCCCCAACATTATTGCGGGCGTCGAACTCTGTGAGGTGTGCGCTGATCGTTGTGTCACTCAAGTACCGCAGCCAATACGTCTTTGATAGATCGAATCCGCTCGGAAGTCCTCCTGCGCCAAACACGACCGGAAACCCTTGTGCTCCTGTCGCATCGTTTCGGGTTGTCCCTACTCCTGCCCGGTGGCCAGATTGAGTCAGCACCGCTCCGGTCACTCCTGTGATGCTCCCGGCAAGCCCGATAGCCTTGCCGTAGGGGTCAAGCAGACGAACACCATCCACCCCCTTGCCTACCGGATTCAGGTACGATTGGAATGCAACAAGGTGCCCTCTGGAAACGAGCGACCTGAGCTGCTCAACTGTCGCAAACCCGGCCTGCTGTCCAACATGGCGGCACAAAATATAGTGCGTCGATTTGAACCCAAACGCCTCGACCATATCTATTTTCGACATGGCATCCCCGGCAGCAGCCGAAATTGAAACGCCGCTAATTCCCGTAAATCCAGACGGGAATGATGTGCTGAATGCGCCTGTGCCTGCAACTGAGTTTGGCAAATACACGCTGCTTTTGCAGTCATCGAATCGCACAACCGCTGCGGCTTTCCCGCCTCTCGGGTTAAGGTAAATCCCCCCAAAGTCGATGAAGCAGCCTGCGGGAAGTGGGGATAGTTCGTAGCATTCTGCTGCTGTCGGGGCCTGCACCCGTGCATGGGCGTAAGTAGCTCCTGTTCCGGGGATAAATACTGCCGTGGAGCTGCTCGACTTGTAGTAACCGTTCGCAGCAGTGCATGTCAGGGCGTAAAAGCGCCATTTCCCGTCAGCCTTGCACCTGAAAATCCAGTCTCCGAATGGGGACGTAAAATCTGGAGCCCCCGCAGAGTCACGCAACAGCAATACCCTCGCCATTGAGTAGGCTTGCCCGTCTGTACGCTTAGAGCATCGAAGATAAACCCCGACGTTTCTTGCCGATGTATCAAGGAAACTTGTGCTTAGAGCAGACTGCCAATGCACAGCGGTAGCTCCTGCACCTTCAAGTCTTATGATGTTTTGTACAGATTTATCAGGGGATGATGAGCCAACCAAGGTTGCGTCAGTGCGGTTGTACGAAATCTTTTTCGCAAGGGACGCGTTACTGGCAGTCCCGGCGGCGCTCCAATTTTGAATGAGCGCACCGATGCTGCCCCTGTCGCCTTGCGGGGAATACAGCGTAGGGGCACTAGCCCCAAAACCAACAGATGCTGCTGCCGAAACCTCATCTGGGCTCATTAGGGAATATTCAATCCCCTCGGCCGCGCCTACAAGCCTCCCGGAGACCGAATCAACTTTCGCCGTAACAATAGCCCCTGCAGGAATATCATCATTATCAGCAATGAAAAACCTATCCTTGCCTGTATCATATTTTACATCTAGAATTTGTGCACCCTGCGACATTAGTTCTCTCCTTCTGTGAATTCTTTAGGTTTCTTACTAGCTTTGTGCATATAATAGATATTTGCAATAAGCCCCAAAATGGTGCATAGGGCACCAATGCCCATACTATTATTTGAGAGGTAGGCCATCCCAGCGTGTGCACCATCCCCCACCCAGCTCGCAAACAAAGTGAAGATGGCAGACATCTTCCATAAAAGCTCTGATGTTACAGCCTTCACAGAAGATGATTTCCAATCAATCATAATTGCTGCTATGACGAGGGAAACAAATACAGCTATCCCCGATTTAATTTTAGTTGGTTTATCCATAACTTTTCCAATTAGATTGTTTTGACTCCGGTTACCATCAGCCGTGCTGCGGGGATTGTGTATCCAGCAGAAGGACTTTCTGTAACAAGATTTAGCCCTGCTGCAGATGCCCATGTGACAAACCTCAGTTGTGTTCCGGCTGCGAATGGGTTTGTGCTGACAAAAGTTGCAAGTGTCTTAATGTTCTGTGCAACAGATATTTGTCTTGTGCTAAACTCAGCAGCAACCCATGTACTTCCATTCCATATTTGAGCTGCTGAATACAACTGTTTTGCACTTCCAGATGTCTGGGAATTATATAAAAAGTTGAAGGAAAAGTCTCCACTGAACTGAAGTGTGATAACACCTGTAGTGTTATTATAGGAGCCAATAGTGTCCACTATCTCTGTAGGCCAGACAAACACTGTAGGTGTTGTTGGAAGCTCTGTGCTCGCCGTGCGAAGCTGGGCGTCAATAGCCATTCCGGCACTATTCATCTCAATCTGCTTATCGACAAATACTTCACCATCTGTTGCATTTTGCTTAACAACATATCCAATGCGTGCAGAGGTCTTGTCTGTCGTGGGCTTCGTGGCTGTCCACACTCCCGCTGTATCGCTAACATATACCATTGTTCCGGGAGCATACGCAGCAGTATTTATCTCGTGGACAATACCATGAACAGTCACCATGCAATGCTCTCCCTGCAATGGACTGCTCGTCAGAATACCCATGACACTGTTCGATTGTGCATAGTTGGTATTCACTGCTTTAGCAATTGTGGGGTGTTCCCCATTACTGCCGTCAATGAATACCACTGTCCCTGCAAGCAGTTGTGCTCCAGTGTTGTTGATGCAAAGGAGGTGTGTTTCTTGGCCTAGTTGGAGGGTGACGCCCGGAACGCCTACATTCAAAGCTAGTGTCTTGTATTCAGCATCCCAATATAGAGCCCCAATGTCGGCTTGTGGGCCGGGGTTAGTTATGAAAGTAATCTCTTCAACTGGCCCTGCAACACCTTGGAGGTAGTCACGAACATCTTGACATTCCTCTGGATTAAGCAAATCGTGGAAGTCGTTTCCGTCGCCAATAAAGAGTTTTCCTGTTCCTGTATCAAACACAGGCGTTAATAGCTGTGCTCCTTGAGTCATTTGATTTCCTTTGGGAATTAGGTTCTAACTGCCATCCACTGAAAAACAGTTTGGGTGGTGTTTGTACGGGTTACTACGGCACTAAAGCCAGTAGTCGTAGGGGCAGCAGAGATTGCATATCCGGTAACAGTGCCCCCCGGAACAGCACTCAACAACGTCAGGGAAACGAAAGGAGGGGTGGCATAGGTCTTGGTAAAAGTCACAGCTTGCGCTGTAGGGGTATTTGCACTTGAGGGGGTAATAGAAACTGTACCAAACTCGAACCTGTCATCCAATTGTTCCTTGGTGACAATAGCTTTAGCGCCTCTGGAGTAGTTTAATGTAGGAGTGCTTGTGGGAAGCGTTACTGTGCCGTCTGTGTAGACGATAACAGCATCCGCCTTTGCAGCAGCACTCACACCAATACCAATCTTACCTTGCTCCCCTGTCACCAAGGGTGTGGAGTATTTACCCATGGCAAAAAATCCAAACCCGCCTAGAGAGATGTTATGCCCGATTCCTGTAACAAAACTATATGTGGGGCCGGTTATGGTATGAGATGCCCCTGTTACTAGGGCATTATTGGCTGACGAAATTGTGAGAGAATTCCCGCCGATTAAAGACGCCGAAGAACCAGCCACTGTGTTGCTCCATCCGCCAATCAGGGAGGTATGCGCCGAAGACACTGTATTTACGTTGCCAACGTAAAGTCCGTCATAAGAGTTGGAAGTAATGTGAACATTACCTCCTGAAACCAACGAATGGAGGCTGGTGGAATCAGAGCTGCAGTAGTGACCAAGAACTGTGCTGCCAGCGCCTGCGGCGACACAATTATATCCTGAAGCAAATGAAGCTTCCCCTGATGCGGTACATCCCGTTCCACCAGCGTGAGAGAAGTCCCCGGATGCTGTGCTGCTGTAACCCTCTACGTGAGAGGCCACACCGGAAGCAACACTGGCGCTGCCCTCTGCGTGGGAAGACATCCCAGTGGCCTTGCAGCCCGTTCCCTCTGCGTTAGCAGCGTAAGCCGAAGCAAGTGTATTAATACCCACAGCTACTGAATATGTTCCCGAAGCGCCTTTCTGTGTTGCGTTGTCTTCGGAATAGCTCAGATCAATTGCTAGAACACCAATATCATTCTTTGTGCCACGGTTATCCCCGTGACGCCACATGCCGGTAGAAGTACCCTCGGTTCCTTCCACTGTTGCTGGAATATACCCAAGAGAAGCTCCGCCTCCGCCATTACCTTTAGGAGAGATGGGCACGTTATACTCCTTGCTGTACGCTGACAGACGAGGAGTAGTTGAGAGACTTGAGCCACACTTGTTGCTCTCCGCTACTCACTGCGTACATAACCAAGGGCACTAGCACAATACCGTTCATGTCTGAAGCGGCAGGCTGGAGAGCAATTGTTTTAATCAGGATGTTACCCCCTTTCGGCTGGATCGTCATCGCCGTGCCAAGAGCCATCCCTGTAAGTGTGTTAGCTGACACCCAGGTCGTGCTGGGCACAGTAATATCGTTCATGGTGTCCGACATACTTCATTCCTTTGCAAAGGGTCCCTGTTTATGAGACATGTTTGAGAATTCATAATGCAAAAGCCCTCAAGGAGCGACCAAGAGGGCTATAATTTTTGCATAGTACTATTCTATCACGGAAAGTATGCAAAGTCAATGAAGTGCTAATGTTTATTTTCTATACAGCCTATAGCACACAAATGTAAATATACCCCGCAGGTACTAACCGAGTTATATCGTTGTCCTTCGGAGTCTCCCAACAAATTACTACGCGCTTCGCTTGTCTTTGCACCAATACATTCCTGTACCTACAAGGTATATTTACAAGGTGTAGATAAGAAAGAAAGGGGAGAGCCGAAGAGGCGACTTGGTTTTCTTCTTTTATTTCTTTATTACTTATCTCCTACCTTCTCTATTACAGTACCTTTCAGGTACAAACGTAAGTACCCCGCAGGTACTTTACTCTGGACTCTGAGGTACAAATAAAAGGACTTGGAGGTATATTTATATCTCGTACCTATTGACATTCTGTATATATGTGCTATAATGTATATACGAGTAACCATAGGAGTTAAATATGTTTGATTGGAAGATTGCAACCATTGAAGAGTTGGCTAGGTACATCTTAACAAAGTCCAGAGGGAATATCAACACACAGATTGCTTACTATAAGCTAAAAGGTAACAAAGAGATGTTGACTAAGATTGAGAAAGCACGTAAGCTTGCAAAGCACTATAAGGCCTCTGCCGTCGCAGAGCAAACCTTACGTGACTACAATGGAGCTACAAATGACGCTGATACTACCCAAACGCATGATTGATTGGCTAGACACCAATCGTGGCGCAAAGAGCAGGCAAGCATACACACTATCGCTGATTCAGTCTGCGATGGACACTGATTCCCACTGTGAGGAAAAGACTAATGGTTCAATCAACAATAACGACGAAGCAAGCTAATTACTATCAGGCCATTACGGCTATTACTTGTGCTGCATCTGTAACCAATACTTCCACAGGAGAGGTGCTACGGCTATCGCTGTTTGATAAGCATGTGCTGTGTTACATCAAACACTTCTGTGCAGTGTATGAACAGACTGGTGGCGCTATGTTTGAGGCGCAGGAGTCCATTGCCGAGAGCACAGGTATGGACAGGAAGACAGCGCACAGAAGTATCAAACGCTTGTGCGATCTAGGTGTTCTTGTGAAGACAGTGTTCTTTGATACAAAAGGCGTATCTAAGAAGAAGCATGCTTCATATGTTTGTGCTAACCTGTCGGATGGCCTGTTCATCTTCACGCGTGAGTGGAAGTCTGTGGACAGCAAAGGCAAGGAAATGTTGTGCAAGGAGTACTATGTGATTGTGGATATTGTGAAGAAGGTTGTGGACAAGCCTCTACAGAAAGCACCTGCCCCGCCTAAGAAGGTTATCGTACCAACAGTTGGAGAGGATTTCGATGAGTGCCCATTTTAGCCTTGACTTCCCCAACTCCCTGTGCAACAATGGCTACATTGACTAACGAAGGAGGAACACATGAAAGACAGCAACATTGTAGTAGCCCTTAACCGGGTACTCACAGAGTATTTTGGTACTCCCTGTCTGTTCCACAGCTTTACCGCCGAGGTTGCCACAGAGATTAGTTACTATGCAGGGGCACTGCAGGGTCAGTATGGGGCTACCCTAGAGTTTTACGCAAATAAGCCTCTACCTACTAAAATGTCTGATTCTGACAGCACTTATGTGGCTACTTCAGAATGTGTGGCTACAGAAACTTGTGATTTTTACAAGCACCATTGTTTCCTGCTTCTTGGTAGCCGCCTCCGCAAGAAACTGTTGAAAGTAATGTTGAAGCATAACGCAGGCTAAGGAGAATTATCATTACTCGCGTAAACATCGTCCCTGTTACAGAATTAGCCGATCAGCATTTGTACGCTAAGTACCGCGAAATCCGCCACGTCCCGGCTTCCCTTAAGCGCAGCTTGAAAGCTCGTGGCCTGCAAGGCGTGCTCAAGGCTATCCCCAAACAATTCACCCTTAACACAGGTCACGTCCTGTTTTTCATGGACAAAGGGGCATACCTAAGCAAACGCTTCGATGAACTCCGTTCAGAACTTATCAAGCGTGGCTATAACATCCCTGACGATGTTGTGTTCGATAGTGAAGGTATCTTTGAGCAGCATAAATGTCTTCAGCAGGATTACTTGCCAGATGACAAAGCTTATGCTATCATTCGGCAACGAATTGCAGAGAAACTGGCTATGAAGCCTAGTTGGTATAAATATTTTGGTAAGCCTTTGAAGGGGGAGTGAAATGCAGGATATTCCGCAAATAGTCTTCCAAGTAGAGGGCGTCAGAGACCCCGTAGCTGTCCTGAGAGAGCTTGTTATAAAAGCTGGTCACACTCCAGACGAAGATAGCTTCAGTCAGTGGAGTGAATATGTAAACGGGCCTTTTGTACTGAAGTCCTTCGATGATCTGTACAGAGTATTGTCTGAAAATGGCTGTGAAATTGACTGGGAAAATAAAGTGTGCTATGCACCAAAATAACCCTTGACTTACACCCATAAACCATGATATAATGCCGTTAATGCCTCTCCAACCAAAGGAGTAATCCAATGTACAAACTTATCGCAATCCTTTTACTGGCCTTGTTCTCGCAAGCTGTGTTTGCACAAGCGGATGAAGGCCGTCCTGTTGCAATGTATCAGGATAAAGAGGGCAATGTACTGGTAGTAACTGACAGAGCCTGTATTATTAAAGGTGTTGCAGATACCTCAGCAAATACTCTCATCTTACACACGCCTAAAGGTAAGAGGGTTGGGTGCATTGGCAAGGTGAAGGATAAAGTGATAGCTGCTTTTGAAGAGGGCGATTCGATTAAGGTGTTTGATATTACAAGCTTACGATTTAGTAAGCTTGAGGAAGTTTAATTCACAATAGGTGCATAGTTAAGTGGAGATAGCAGGAGTCCTCTAAACTCTAGTCCCTAGTTCGATTCTAGGTGTGCCTACCAAACAATTAACCAAAGGAGAAATAAATGAAAGTATTAGGTATTCTCACAGCAGCAATTATCAGCATCTTCCTGAAAGCTTTTGTGACAGCAAAACTATGGGCATGGTTTATTGTGCCTACGTTTGCAGCTCCGCAGATTTCGCTTCCTGTGGCTTATGGTATCTCTATTATCTCTGTGCTGCTTACTTATCAACGTGGTGTGAAGAGTGATGAACGCACAGTAGGGGAATCACTTAGTACTGCGGTTGGAATGTCTCTTGCAGCACTTCTCTTTGGCTATCTCGCAACTCTATTCATGTAAAGGAACAAAATGACAGAAGAAATTAACACATCTCCCGAAGCTGAAACCTCAGAAGAGCTTTCCCCTGCAGCAGCTAAGAAGAAGGCTATGCTCCAAGCACGTATGGCTCGTGGGCGTCGTCAGATTGAGCTTAACAAGCGCCCTCTGCTGGAAACTAAGCAGATTGTAGCAGCTTCCCTCTGGGACTACACAAATGATCTTATGGATGCCTTTGAAGAGGGCTATGAGATTTCCTCTAAGAATGAGTACTTCCCCACTACTGTAGGCCATTTGTTTATGTGTACAGTGCTACTGTTTGGGGATGTTCCTGAGAAGAAGGTTTCTGAGGAAACTAGGGTGCTGATGGAGGAGTTTCCGGGTATGGCCGGTGCCGCTGTAGCAGAGCTTCCACAGGAGCCTAAGAAGCGTGGGCCGAAGGCCAAGGCCACTTAAATGGAAGACACAGGAGCCACTTATGAGGTTCGTCTCTTCGATAGCCAATGGGTGAATGTAGTTAATCACGCAAGGTGCTACGAAGGATACTCTGTTGAAGATGCTGTAGCTAAAGCTGTTAAGCTAACTGAGCAATATATGGCGATGAACTTTAAAGAGGATAATTGGCCGAAGTGTAGGTACAGCAATACGTAGATGTATCCAAGCCCTTCGGGGCTTTCCTAATTATGGAGGAACGTGCATGTCAAATAAGCCTCGTGGTAGGGCTGCTGTGGAAGATGAGTTGGCAGAGCTGGGAGTTCCTGTGCGTAAGCGGACAAGGGCTAGTAAGGCTGCTAGTGGTGCTCCACACGTACCAAAAGAGAAGTTTATCTCGGCAGATGGTGTGCCAGCAATGGCCGTAAAGACTACACTCACTCCTCGTGGAGATAATCAGAAGAAGTTGCTTGCATTCCTTCGCGATGGTCGCAAGATTGTTTGGGCGTGTGGCACAGCAGGTACTGGGAAATCTATGATTGCTGCATATCACGCAGCAGAACTTCTTCGTACAAAGAAGATTGAGAAGGTATTTCTTGTACGTCCAAATATCCATTGTGGGAAGTCTGTAGGAATGCTAAAAGGTGGACTCGTAGATAAGCTTGCTCCGCTTCTGGCACAGACGGTCACTCACCTTGAGAAATTCCTTGGTAAAACATTCACAACGTATTGCCTCGAAAAAGGTATCATTGAAATGTGCGCTGTGGAATATCTTCGTGGCACATCGTTTGAAAATTGCCTAGTCATCTGTGAAGAATCGCAAGGCCTAACAGAAGACGAGTTTGAAATGATGATGACTCGTGTTGGGGAGAATGCTCAATTGTGCTTCACAGGGGATCAGCGCCAAGTGGATCTTAAAGAGACAACGGGCCTTGCTAAAACTCTTGCACACATTGAAAAAGTTAAGAAGGAACGGCCTGATTATCTTGATACAGAAGATATGAATGAGTTCCTAACAAACATGGGTGTGGTTACTTTCACATTTGAAGATGTGCAGCGTAGTAAGATGGTGAAGGCGCTGACGAAGATGTATTTTCATAAGTAAAGGAGCCCTAATGAAAGTAACAATCACAAAACTAGTAAACAACATTGCCATTGAGCACTCCGTAGAAGGTACGCACGAAGAGATCGCTAAGATGCTTGTGTTTCTGAAGCTCGCGGAGTATTCGAATGGCGGTGTTGTTAAGACTTCAGCCGCTACTCCCGGTGACTCTAGTGAGCGTATTTATCCACTGGAGCGAAATAAAGAGGGTTTTCTTTCTACTAAGATCAGCATTGAGAATGCAAATGACAAGATTACAGCAGAAGATATTCGTAAAGTGTTTAGGGGGATCTGATGGGGAAATTCAAAGACCTTGCAGGTATCAGGTTTGGGAGGTTGTTAGTCCAATCGCGGGCGGAGGGAGAGTACGGAAAAACCTTGTGGAAATGTTTGTGCGACTGCGGGAGTACGAAAAATATTCTAGGGGCTAGTCTTACAAGTGGGAAAACACAATCGTGTGGATGTCTAAGGAAGGAAGTGCTGTCAGAACTAAAGACAAAGCACGGACTAGCTGGATCGAAAGAATACGTATCTTGGACAGGAATTTTGAGAAGGTGTTTAGTTCCAAAATGTAAAGGCTATGAAAACTACGGAGCGAAAGGGATTACTGTAGCGCCAGAGTGGATAGCAAGTTTTGAGGAGTTCTACAACCACATTGGGCCAATTCCAAAAGACGGTAAAAGATACTCCTGTGATCGCATTGACAACAACGGTGGGTATACGCCCGGGAACGTCAGGTGGGCCACATACCCAGAGCAGGCTAAAAATAGGGCTAAAAGTCCAAATAATACTTCTGGTGTAACGGGCGTTACTTTTCTTACGGTATCGGGAATAGACTACATAATGGCTCGCTGGACTGACTTAAACGGGAGAGAGGTAGGAAAAGCCTTCAACATAAGTAAACTAGGGAAAGAGCAGGCATTCTTAAAAGCTTGTGAAACCCGCGAGGAGGCCATTCGACTATTGAATGAACAAGGTGCAGGATATACAGCAAACCACGGTAAATAAGGAGACTACATGAAGAATTTTAGGCACGGCAGTTCAAAAGAGACCCCTTCCAAGAAGTTTTTTCGTTCCTTCGGAGATAGCACGGGATTCGACCAAGAGGATTCTTTTTTGGTAGGGGTGGCCCAGAAGACTAGCAACGTTTTCACCATTTTTATCGACAACCAAATCTCTAGTGCTCAGGATTTTCGGAATGCGACTCAGGTGTTCCACTTGGCTACGCCAGATGACGAAGTGAATGTGATACTTGCATCTCCGGGAGGCAGCATTGACGGAGGGATGGCATTTCTACAAGCAGAGCAGGAGTGCCGGGGACGTATCACTTACTTCGGCAGCGGGGTAGTGGCAAGCATGGCTGCAATCATCTTGTGCAATGCAGAGGAATTTACGCTGCACCCACATTCTTCTGTCATGCTGCACTCGGCATCCTTTGGGGCCGGTGGCCCAGCAATCGATACAGAGCGTTACAGTACATTCATGCGATCTCAGTGCGAGAATTTCATGAATTTTTATTGCAGCGGAGTCCTATCTCGGGACGAGTTGAAGAATATTTACAATAACAAGTTCGAGATGTGGCTAACAAGCAGTGAGTTCGTAGATCGGTGGAAACGCAAAAAGGCCTGCCAAGAAACAATGGCAAATATGTTCAAACTGGGGGATGTTGATCCAGAGCAACTTTCTCCAGAAGACTACGTGGAGTTGATGTTGGATCTAGTAGATGACTACGAACTGCAAAAGATAGAAGAGGCCGAAGCGGCAGAACGTGCAAAGCGCAAGCCCGCCAAGCGTAAGCAGAAGCCCGTAGCTCTCCCAGATCAAGGCTGTTCAGGCTCTTGCGATTGTAAATAATGTGAGACTAGCCCCGCCAACGGCGGGGCTCTTTCTTTATCTGCAGATAACGCTTGACAAGGCAATCAGAATACTGCATAATGTGTGCTTTAAGGGGGATACTAATGACTGACATCAAATACAAGGTGATTACCCCTGACGGGGTTCATTTCACCACTATCAATCCTCGCCTTGTCGCAAGACAAGGTATCTCTGACGAGCAGCTTGAGGTAATCAAGACCTTGCACGTTGAACGATACGAGACAGAACGTGTTATGGAAACTGCTGCTGTCGAAGATTTGAAGGAATTGGCTTCATACCTTGTAGGCATTGACCAGAGGCTTCAGCACGCGTGGAAATTTGAGTATAACCCTAACATGTATCGCTTCTGGGATGTTCCTCGTTGTTTGTGCCCTAGTGTTGACAACTCAGATCGTTATCCCATAGGCTTCTACATCATCAACAAGAGGTGCCCACTGCATGGAGGCTAAACATACATCTTCGTATGTAAATAATCCTTGACAAGCACTTTACAATGGGCTAATCTTCACACATACCAACAGCACACAGGAGAACATCATGCTTAAAATTGGGAAGTTGAAGATTGATTATTTTTACATTGCAGCCTTGACAGCTTGCGCTGTGTTGTATATTGTGCTTCCAGACAAGGCGTATGATCTTGTAGCTTGCACTATAATTGTTCTTGGGCTCGGGATTGCTGACACTATTTTGAATATGAAAGAGGGAGAAGAGAAATGAAGGCTACAAATCCAACCACAAAGCTTGGAATGGCCGCAGGGCAACTGTACTGCGCAGAAACTGCCGGAACAATGAGCGCCGTAGATTTCTGGTGCGATCTGAATAAGGACTTTCAAGAGCGATTCATGCAAAAGGCTGCGGATGCTGATCTCGAAGCTGTCCGGCAGGAAGAGCGGGACGTCATTGAGACGGTGAGCGTGGAACCTGTTAGATTTGTTCCGGGATCGTGGCTTGAGGTGAAAAACGTCGATGAGATGCAGGCTTTCTACCTATCCAGACTTCCAGCTATGCGGGAAGCCGCGAGGATTCACGGGTATGCGCTTGGGCTTCATGGTTCTACGCGCCGCGATCTTGACCTAATTGCTATGCCGTGGGGAGATGAATCATCTTCAGCGGATGAACTTGCGCAGGCGATTCAACATGCCGCATGCGGGATTTCACGCAACGGTCTGTATATCTGGGAAGAAAAGCCACAAGGGCGAATCGCTACTTCATTCCCGATCTGCGTTACTGCGTGGCATGACATGGTTTCTGCCGGTCATGTTGATTTGTCAATACTCGTCCCCGTCACCCAACTACAGGCTTCGCTGGCACGGGTGGCTGAGTTGGAAGCTGAACTCGGATCGGTAGAAAATGGAAAGTGTGCCGTGTTTGCTGTAGATATTCTCGGCAATCCAATGCGCGAAACCTCGCCCGGCAAATGGGAAGGCTGCACATGGGGAACAGAAGAGTGCAACCAACTCCGCGCCAAGCTCAAGCTGGCGACGGATGCGCTGGAATATCACCAAGCACAGACGCGCCCGATTCAGCAAACGATTGAAGTACTGTCAAAAATCAAAGGGGACACGGGAATGATACATACATCAGCTTGCGAGAAATGCGGACAGGTAGACGCGGGACAAACAGGTGAATATCCTTGTAAAGGGTGTGGATTGCCTATGGTGCATGACGACAATGTTTCAAGCGAAACAGAAGCCCTCGCAGCAATCAAGGAGGAAGTGTGATGAAATTATCATGGATTAAGTGCTTAGAGGAACTTCCAGAAATTCAAGACGACAGCGTGTTGGTATTCTTCGCAAATACTCGTGCTATTGAAGCTGTCCACATTGAGGACTACTTCGGCAACATAACTGCAGGCTTAGACGAAGACGGAAATCAGATCTATACGAAGTGGTATTTGTGCCAAGGCGTCACACATTGGATGCCTCTCCCGGCTGATCCGGAGGAAGCATGAACCACCTACTAGAACTAACCATTCATTTCCTCTCAGGCCAATGGTTAACATTGCAAATGCCTTGGAAGGATATTACAATTGTCCCTGTGCCTGAGCAAGCAGAGGCAGAAGTGTTTTACACAACAATCATGAAGGAGAATTGAAATGTCCCCAGAGAATATTTACCAAGCAGAAACTATCATCTTGGCTTATGTGCAGGCGGAATACGTGAAGTATTCCTCTCTTGTTCAGGCAGAGCGCAATAAGCCTCGTAAGAGCTTCTCCTACAGTGATAACTTGAAGCGAATGGGGAAGTTGCAAGTGGTGCTGAATGAACTTAATCAAGGATTAGTGCAAAAGAGTTTTGTGGAATAGCTTGACAATGGGTAGCCTACTCGGCTAAGATAGCTGCACTATCTATTGAAGGAGGTTGCTATGAAAGTATTTGCAGGAGTGTCAGAGACACATGATGGAATCCAACAAATAAAGCTGTTTGCATCTAAGTGTGACGCCAAGACGTATATACGGGAACAGAATAGAGAACTCGGATTCGATTACTTTTCCATTCTTGAATTAGAAGTACACAACACAAAGGAGAAATGAGATGGCTATTAAAGTAATTTCCTCACAGGAGCCCATTGACAAACAAAAAGAGTTGCACTACCCTGTGTTGATGCAGGATGTGGCAGAGGGCATTCTTGTGGTGCTTTTCACCACCCCACGAGATGGAACTGTTATGATTGGGGACGAAAGCTGGGCTTTTGGAGAATCTGGGAGGTCTTGGACGCCTGCCACAGACTCGGCCGAGTGGAAGAAGTTTGAAGGCACTATCTCCCTATCTAATCAATAGGCTCAGGGAGACCTGTATAATAGGGCTAGAAGCTGTTTATTTAGGTAGGCAGCTATACCCCTAGCTTGGATAGCTTAGAAGGGCTTAAATCGCTTATAAATAGTTAGGAGGGATGTATGAAAAAGTTTTTGAAGAAGTTGTTTAGGTTGGAACCATCTAACGAGGGTCTAAAATACACAAGTGTAGAGGATCTTCTTCCAAAGATGCTTCCTCTCCAAAAGGAAGACCTTGCCGGGGCGATTTTCTTTGGGAATGAAACTGATGTACCTAAAACTCCTGTTATCGGGGAGCCTGTTGCGTCTATTATCGAGGCTACGAAGGACTTGGATCGGTGGGTTGTGGTTATTGATGACAATGACTATCTGTTGATGGACACAAAGGTACAGAAAAGTTTTCGTATGTCTTATGGCTGGAACCATCTAAATTATCATTGGCTCTCGCGGGACGAGGCTGGTGCCCTGTCTGCAGCCTTTGTTGCGCTAATTCACACAAAAGATCAATTGGTGATTGAAAAAGAACGTCAACTGCTGGTGAATATTTATTGCGTACAGGAGAATTGGTGATGTGTGAAAATAAACCACTAGAAGATTCTGTATTCCAGAATATCTCTGAGCTGGAGCAGAGGATTGAGGCTTTGCAGAGGCAAAATGAACTGTTGATTAAGTTTGTTGAGGCACTCTTGAGCGAGAAGCCCCGTTACAATACTCTGCCAGAGATGAAGAAGATTCTTGAGGAACTATGGAAATGAAAACAAAAGAACATTGGATGTTAAATTACGGGAAGATGCCAGAGTGCCTTTACTCCAAACAAGAGATTAAGGCATACTTTGCTGATGGAGGCTTTGAGCAAGCACCTGCCTACATATTCGAGGACAACTTCGTTCCAAGAGGTAATCCATTCCTTGATCTTGTTGCTTGGCGGAGGGGTTAGGAATGAAAATAGTAAGTAATGTGCCTGAGTGGTTCAACCTAGTAGCTAAAGACGGATACCTTTGTGGAAGGGATGTGGCTAACCTGTTTGGCTTCAAACGGATTGATCAAGCTTCCACAGCAGCCTATCACGGGCAGTTCCCTTCTCCAGACCGTGTTACAGGTACAAAGGTGAAGAAGTTCCTGTGGAAAAAGAGCACTGTGCTTAAAGAGATGCAACGTAGGAATGCCGCATGAAATCAGGCATCTTACTAACCGCATTCTCGCTGGTCATGGCTTTTATCCTTCTAGGTGGTGATTGGGACTGGGATCAAAGTAAACATTGCTTCAAGGGTAGTGGCTTGATGGCGTATAAATGTACTAAAGGTGTTGATGGATGTAAGTGCTAAAAGGAGAGAACTAATGAAAACAAATATTATTGCTACGATTATTACGGGGTCGGTATTTTTAGTGCCTACTCTTGCCTTTTTGTTTAATGGATGGGGTGGGATAGCTATTGTATTCTGTGCATACACTATGCTGTTGCTCATAGGGGCAGTTTGGAGCACTGTGAAATTGTTGCTTTTGTAGTGTAAAGATTTGTAAAGAGCTTGACTTTCGGCGATTCTCGTGAGATAATGTCTTGGTAAGGAATTCACATTGTTGTTTTCCTTTCCTTCTCTCGTGCATCGGCCCAATGAACACGTCCCGCAAGAGAAGAAAGCCGCAGGAGTATAGCTGTAGAAAGCGGCAGGTGTGTGAGTTACTTGTGAATGAGTTTTCGGCTGGGAACAGCCTCCGTTGAAACAAACGGGATAGCAAGTATGATAGAGCACCCTACAGGTAGTGTTAAGGCTACAACGTCTATCAGCATCGGCCTCTTACACAGGTACAGCAAGTAATCTGGCTCCGGGGGTGACATTCTAGCGAATGCCTCTGTGTGTTTGTTACTTCTTCTCCTTCTGGCCCCCTTGAGCTTTCACAGTCTCGGAGTGGCTAGGAGGAGTTGTAAGTATCATTCTCCAAAGGTGATATATTATACCTTATAGGTGTACACTTTAAGTATACTTGTATATGTAAACAAAGCTTGACAAGAATACAGAACAGTAGTAACATAGCCCTAGAGGACTCTCACATGAGCCTCTAGGGCTTTAATACGTTTACATCATTCAACAAGAAAGAGGGAGAATATGAATCCAACAGAAGAGCAGCAGAAGATTGTTGAAGCTGTGCAACAAGACAAGGAGATGCTGAAGGTGTGTGCTATTGCTGGCTCAGGTAAGACCACTACACTGAAGCTTGTTGGAGAAGCACTATCAGACAAGAAGTGCCTCTACATTGCTTATAACAAGAACATGCAACTAGAAGCAGAGGCAAGAATGTCTAGCAACGTAGAATGTCGTACAATGCACTCTATTGCCTACGAGGCCATTGGTAACAAGTATCGAGATAAACTCAGCCGTCCAGTTGGGGGGTATAAGAACGTAGGAGGAACAAGTGGTGAGATAGCAAAGCTGTTGCGCATCTCCCCTGTGTTTAAGAAAGATGTGCTTATCATCTCCAGCATTGCCATTGGTAGTCTTGTAAAGGATTGCTTGGCTAAGTATGAACAATCAGCAGACAAGGTAGTTGGTGAGCAGCATGTGTGCAGGGAAGGACTCCGTATTGCCCTGAAGCAGAAGACGCTACGAGAGGGTGTAGGAGCAAAACTGAAGAAGCAGATTATTCCTGTTGTGCTTCAACATGCGCAGCGTTTGTGGAAGAGTGCGTATAGACCTAAAGAGCACTGTGCTGGCTACCCACGACACCTATCTCAAGTTGTATCAACTATCCAAGCCTACACTCAAGTGCGACGTACTCCTACTAGATGAGGCACAAGACTGCAACCATTGCTTCATTGACGTTGTGGAGAATAACAAGGACGCTTGTAAAGTGATCCTCGTAGGCGATGAATTTCAAGCAATCTACGGGTGGAGAGGGGCTGTGAATGCTATGCAGAAATTCACTTGTAAGAGCCTAGCACTATCTCAAAGCTTCCGATATGGTAAAGAGATTGCCAAGGTAGCAGAGACAATCCTTGCGAATGGAACGAAGATTGTCCCTAACGGAGATGAACAGTCTGTCGTGGGGAAGGTTGATGTAAGCAATCCATACACAGTTTTGTTCCGTACGAACACAGAACTCATTAAGGAGGCTGTGTGGCTTATCTCTGAAGGAAAGAATGTTAACATCTTTGCGGATGTGCAAGACTTCTGCAAGCTGCTTGTTTCTGCTGTAGCCTTGAGCGAAGGGCGCATGAAGGACGTAAAGCACGACAGTCTGATTGCCTTTGATAACTGGAAGGAAGTGAAAGAGGAAGCCAAGTATTCTCAGGGAGGGGAATTAGGTCGTGCTGTCCTGATTGTGGATAAGGGAGATAGTGGACACATCCTAGATTGTCTTCGTAATCATGTGAATAAAGATGATGCACACATTACGTTGATGACAGCACACAAAAGTAAGGGGCTGGAAGCAGATCAAGTAGTGCTTGCAGAAGACTTTGTTCCAGCTTTCAAGGATGGAAAGTATGTAGGGCTTGCTGACAGTGAACGTAACCTTCTGTACGTAGCTTGTACTCGTGCTAAGAAGGTGCTACAGGTAAGCGTTGTTGTACAAGACCTGATGGAGCACAGGGCTAAGGCTGCACTGGCCTTCAGTACGAGAGTGTATGGTGCTAGAGAGTACCTGTCCAATCCGATGCTACAGCTTCCTCACGGGGAACAGGCCTCTGATGCACTTATGCGCATTATGGATTCCTATGATGATGGGGAGAATGACGACAACGGAGAGGACAACTACGAGAGTCGTGAGAAGTTCGGAGAATGGATCGGAAGCCTGACAGGAGTGAATCCGAACAGTATGCCTACGGCAGACAGTCTTGCAATGGAGTCTGTTGTGCTGGGGAACCTTCTATGAGAAACAGCTTGACAGCCTCCCCACTCTAAGCTATACTGACGGAATTGAATAATGAAGGAGAGAAGAATGTTTAATTGGCTATTTGGAAGCAAAGAAGCAGATGTACAAAAGGAAGCGCGTATAACGCTGTTTGTTGGAGATGAGTTCCCTGAAGATCACATTCCTGTGCTAGACGGGCCAGCTTGCGTCAAGAAGCTCGCAGAGTATGGTGTAGTTGTAGACGGGAGCCTATATCGTCCTGTTGCTGCACTCAACCTTGTTGTAGAGGCATTCCGAAGGATTGATGAGCTAGAAAAGATGCTGGGGGAGAAACCATGACACAGCAAACATGGACACTAAACATGGGGCAGCTTCCTACAACATTGTGTGAGACATCCTTGATTGATGTGCAATACAAGGGTGGACGTACGTTCTATAGCGTTGTAGCAGCTTGCTGGAATAGCCCTGTGTATTGGCCTCTGACGGGAGAAGGAGACGATATTGTGGCTTGGCGGGGTGTGAAATGAAGAGTGTTTGGATTGTTACCTTTGAGGGTCGTGACTCGAACGGCCATGAAGATATTGTAGGAGTATGCTCTTCAGAGGTAGGTGCTCTCGTGCTTATTGAGCAGCAACCTTATGGTTCAAAAGGGTTCTACGAGGTAGAGGAGTATGAAGTACGTGAAGCACATTAAACAGCAGGACGACAAAGAGCCTCTTCCGTTGAAGCCTTCCCGTTCCTTCAGGCACTTGCCTGCAAATAAGCGGGAAGTGGACAGGAAGAAGCAGAGTCGGCGGGAGCATAAATGGGAAGGAGAGGAAGAATGAACACCAAACAAATTAAGGCTTATGTTCTGAAGAGGCAACAAGCTGCTGCCAAGGCTTACATGGACATTAAAGCTGTTCAAGACGAGGTATGCCCACACGAGGGCCTTGAAGGAAAGTATGGCGGGAGTAGCGGGAATTATGATCCAAGTTGTGATAGCTATTGGGTAGATTTTAAGTGTTCAGTGTGTGGTAAGCGTTGGACTGAAGATCAAGATCAACAGAGGTATCTGGGTGGGAAGAACACTTCTAAGGCTGGATTCCATTGGGCTCAAGTAAAGGATTTCACATGAAATCAGTCAAAGAAGAACGAGAGAGCCTTGAGGCCATGGCTGCTGAAATTGCTAAGAGGCTGGAAGTTTTGCAGGTGCTGTGTTTGCATACGGAGAAGGGTAAGACAGAGCATGGCAAGTGGTATTGTTTTGAGTGTGGGAAGTATTGGGAGGAGAAGCAATGAGTAAGCTTTCAGAGTGGGCGCTAAAAACTACAGACCGGGAACTTGAAGATGCTGACTGGGCTATTATTGCCCACGCGCTAGGGAAGGCTCTCCGTCACTTTCAAGCTGAATTAGATAGATGCGTGCCAGAGTGTGCAGGATATAATGCTAAACTGAGTAAGGAGGAAGTATGACTAAACAAAACGAATGTCCTTTCAGTAAGGAACAAATAGACTGGCTAAAGAGCAATCTTGGTGTGGAGCTATCACGAGCTTCTAGCTACGAAATTAAGGTGACAATCACCCTTGCCGACGAAGAGGTTAGCTGGGATTGGGTGCCTATTAGTGAACAGCAATACTGAGTAAGTGTAAGAGCAGCTATGGAGTCTTCTTAACGGGAGGCTCCCTTTTATTTTGTCCAGAGGTAAATTTTAGAAAAATTACTTTTACCCCTTGCATCTTGACAATTTCTGTGTAGCAAGGGTGGGGGTAATATCATAGGAAGGGATGCTATTTGTAGCAGGCTAGGGGGGCGTAGGAGAGGAGATCGTAATGGAGGGGCTATGAGGGCAGCTTGGAGAGGGTAAGACTCAGCAGAGAGGCTATAAATGGCTTCAGCGGACTGTTGCTATTAGCACGGGAATAGTGTATAATGGTTGATTTGAAATGGAGGATTGTAGATGAAGGCAGAAGAGCGGTATCTTGGTAAGGAGTATATATCAAAGAAGGGGAATAAAGCAATAGTAGTTGAGTATAAAAAGAGCAAGGCCGGAGGTAATCCACAAGTTTTAGTAAGATTCGAGGACGGAGTGGAATACTGGCTAACTACAGGCTGTTTGAACGCTGTTGGAGTTTGCCACCCAGATGATAACTATTCTAAAGGAGCCAAGCCTTGTAAGGTTGGGGATAGGCTTCTGAGCAACTCCTTCGGATGGTGTGAAGTAGTAGAATACAAAAACAGAGGGGAGATTACGATTAGATTTGATGACTGTGGCAGAGAGGTTATTGTTCAGGCATACGCACTTTTGCTGGGAAGCGTTGCCCCACTAAATGCCTTGAAGATAAATACTCCCGAAGCTTGGCTAGAGAAGGCTAAACTTCTGCACGGAGACAAGTACGACTATTCTAGCACAGTATTTATTACCTATGATCAGAAAGTAGAAATCTTTTGTAAAGCATGTGGTAATAACTTCTTCATGAAGGCTACAGACCATATCAACAGGTATATGTGTGGCTGCCCTACTTGTGCTAGGAAACAGGCGCAAGAAGCGTCATCGTTGCCTTTCGCTACCTTTGTAGAGCAATCAGGTATTGCACACAACCACAAATACACCTATCACAAGGACTCTTATAGGAGTTTAG